ATCAAAATTTATAATAAATATATTGGTAATAAAAAACATATTAACAATGACCTTATTATATTATTAATAAATGAGAAATGGATGAAAGAAGATGATAATGGTTATTTTAATATATATATATTAATTTTTTATAATTAAAATATTTATTGTATATTTTATTGAATAACTTTTATTTATTATTTTAATAAAGAATTGTTATAATATCATTATTATTTTGATTAATTCTATATGTTGTATATAAAAATGGCATATTTAATAAATTATTATTTAAATTTAATACAAAATTCAAATCATTATTTAAAGTTGATAAATTTTTTAAATTTATAACAAATTTTTTTTGAATAAAATTTCTATAGCATTTAATATCTGTATACATAATATCATTAATTTTAATATTTTTTTTTTCTATTGGAGTATTTATTATTTTTTTATAATTCTCAATATCAGAAGGTTCTATTGGTTTTTTCCATAAAATAAATAATGATTTATGATCATTAAAATTATTATTTGATTCATTATTATTTAAAACAAGTTTTATTAATTCATAATATTTTTTTATATAATTTTCAACAATAAATTCAGAATTGTCTAATGGAGAATGTATAATTAAATCTGATGTTTTTATATTTATTATATATTCTGTGTATAATTTACTTTTTGTTTTTAAATAATTATTTAAAAATAAAAAATGGAATGGTTTATAAAAATCTACACTCCATGGAATATTTTCTCTTAATGTTAAAATTTTTAAATATTCATTTTCATTAATATAGTATTTTTTTAAAAATATATTTTTATTATTAATAATTTCATCTATATTTTTTGTTGTTGTCATTATAAAATTAAATTTATTATCTGAATTTTCACTTACAATATTATTATCAAAATATAATTCATTTATTTCTAATTTAAATAAATAATCTATTTGATATATTAAACCAATTAAAAAATATATTGGTATTTTAATGTAATCATTGTATAAATTTAAAAAACTATTCATATTTATTTTTATAATAATAGAGATTATTTTAAATAATTTTTATATTAAGATATTTTTTAGTGAAATTAGAAATATCTTTAAGTAGTTTACCTATTGAAAAATTTTTATCATTTGGATTAATATTTATAAAATTTTCACAATTTAATTCTAATTTTAATGTGTTCATTCTTTGCAAATCAATTTTATGATTATGTTCATTAATTTCAATTATTAAAATTGTATTTGTTTTATTATTAGAAATTTTATTAATTAATATATCTGGAAAAAATCTTCCTATTTTTTTATTAGATATTACTTCTAATTCATTATAATCTTCTAAATTATCTCTTATAGAATTATAAATATCTTCTTCAATTCTGCTTGGTAAAATTGTATGATATTTAACATTTGTAATTTCTAATATTTCTTGTAATAATTTTTTTGAATTAGGTTTTCTTATTTTATTTAATATAATAATAATGTCATTTATATCAATAAATTTATTATTTTTAATTAATATATAATTATTTTTTTTATAATAATAATTGTATAAATATTTTGGGGTACAATAATCCAATCCTTTTGATAAATCAAATATATTAAAATAATATTTAGAATTAATTATTAATACTTCAATTTTTGATGAAATTGATTTACATGTTATATATGTATTTTTCATTTCTTTCAAGTATATTTTTATAAAATCTCATTATTTTAGGAATATTATTGTAAAATAATTTCAATTTTTTATAATATATTAGTATTAAGAATAATAGTTATTAAACAAAATTTTTGGAAAAACATATTATGAAATAAATATTAATAAGAAAAAATACAAAATTTATAAATATTTTATGAGCTTTATTTTAATTTCTATTAATGATAATAATAAATTATTGATTGAATAAATTCATGATTTAATGTTAAATGTCTTATTTAATTTAGTAAACAATTTATTATTTAATGTTAATATATTATTGAATTTTGTAAATTATTTATACTTGATTAATATAAATCTCAAATATAATGTTATTTTAATTAATAAAAATATTATAAAGAAAAATAAAAAAATGAGATATAATTTAATAAAAAAATCAATTAAAAATTAAAAATTATAATTTCTTATTAAATAAATTATATAAAATTATTTAATATAATAATTCAATAATTTTTTGTACTAAATATTTATATAATAAATATTTAAAGTAATGTATTTTTTATTTTGTATAATTTTATATAAAAATTTTGTTGAATTACTATAATTACTAATTAATTATTTAATAATGGAAAATTTATAGGTAGTTTTTCTCCATAATAAATTTTTTGATTTGTGGAAATAGCCTTTGCTTTTTCAATATCAACATATCCAGGAATTATATACATTGATTGTAATGCATTTGCTTCCATAATAATTTTTTCTGCATTTGCCTTAGCAGCTTCAATAATCATGTCATTTTGAATTTGTTGTTCTTTTCGTTTAGCTTCCATATTTAAAATCATAATCTCATTTGTTTTTTCAGAATTGCGAATTCTAATTTCATTGTCTTTTTCCACAATAATTAATTCGGATTCTTTTTCTGTTCTAATTCTTTCTTTACGTTCTTCTAATACTTTTTTCATTGTTCTTTCTTCTGCTAATGCTAAATAATTTTGTTCAATACTAAATGGCAATTTTGGTTTTGTTAAACGCACAAAATTAATAATTAGTCCTGATTTTTGTCGATCATTTTCTGATTGAATAAAATCTTTCATTAAATCATCTAATTTATCAAATTCTTCAATTGCTATTTGATGTGCTGATTTATTTGAACAAATAACATTTATTTGATGTCTTACTAAATCTGTTACTAAATGTTTATCATAATTTACACCAAATCTACTTACAGTATTTATCACATAAAATGAATCCATTGTATTACCAACTTCAATACTGTCAAATATTAATTTTAATCCATCATTTGTACCACATTCAACATTATTTACTGAATCTTTTTGTGGTCTTGTTTCAATAATTGCAACTTTTGAATTAATAGGATTATAAAATTGTAATCCTGGTTCTAATAATTTATTATCAATTTTATTCCAAATATATGTGACACCAACAAATCCTGTTTCAATTGTGATATAAAATGAGTTAGTTTGTTTCAGTAATACAATTAATAAAATAATTATTATCTTATTCATTTTGTATAGTATTTTTTCAGTAACAACATTTTAAAGTCATATCAAATATTTTTTTTTTCAATTTTTAATCAATATATTTGCATTAAGAAAAGTATATAAGGTAAGATATATAATTTAAAATAATAAGTGCATTTAAGAATAATTTATATATTAAATATATAAGAAGACTTGTTATGTATTAAGTAATATAAGAAGACCAATATATTTGAATTAAGAAAAGTATATAAAACAATATATTATATTTATAGTAATAAATACATTAAAAGACTAATAATAAATTAAATATATTAGAAACCTTATAAAGTGCATTAAAAACTAATAATAAATTAAGTATATTGCTTTATTAAAGTACATTAATAGATTAATAAAAATCCTAAAAAAATTTAAATTTTAAACGCAAAAAAGAAAAATTAAAAAATGGGCATCTGTATGTTTAAAATAATTTAAATAATAAATATAGTTATACCAATTATAATAAATATTATAAATTAAAATTATATATTTTATTAATAATATCATGGTGTAATAGTATCTATAAAAACTAATTTATTAAATTTTACATCTAATTTTAATCCACCAACATGAGTATAAGTTATAGATTTACGCGAACTTATCCATTTTTTATTAATAAAATTAAAAATTAAGTGACATGTTTCACAATGTGCACAAATTATAGTTAATTTTGTTTTATCAATTAATAAAATTAATTTATTAATTGTATTAATTCTTGAACAAATAGAATCAGTATAAGTTTGTTCATTATTAATTTCTTCTCTTGAATAAATACTTTTATAATTAATATCAAATCTTTTTTCACCATATCTTTTATATATTTTATTTTTATCAAGATATTTATCAACAAATTCAAAAATTTTAGTAACAATAAATTTATTATTTACTAATTTAATATTTGAACCCAATAAAAATATTTCATTTTCTTTAAATAAATGTATAGCTAATCCATATTCAATTCTAATTAACACAAATTGTTTAAAATTTTCAAAAATATATTTTTGAAATTGTAACGATGTTTGAATACATCTTGTCATTGGTGAAGAATAAATAAAATCAAATTTACTATTGGAATTATAATCTTTTAATATTTTTTTTATGTTTAAATAAGCCTGTGTTATTCCATTTAATGATAATGGCATATCATATAAATTATTTTTATATCTTTTTGAATTATTCCATGATTCTTTTTCTTTTAAATTTTTTGATTGATCTATTCTTTCTGCATGTCTTAATAAATAAATCATTATTATATTGTTAATATTTAATATTATATAATAAAAAAATTGATTTTTCAATATAATAAGAAATAAATATTATTAAATATAAATATTAATATTTATAAATATGAATCAAATATTTATTAAAAAATTGGGAAGTAATGAATCTATACCTATTACTAATAAAATTAATAATAATAAATTAAAAAAACAAAATAAAATTAAAAAAAGTAATAATAATATTAATTTAAATAAAAATATTATAACAGATGCTGAATTTGAATCAATAATGTTTGATAATAATAATGAAAATAATAAAAATAAATATCAAAAATATATAATTCCTGATAATAATAATTTATCACAAATTTCATTAAAATTATTTGAACAAAATATTAAAGGAAATGAACTTAAATTATTTTTAGAAAAAAGTAATAAAAATATATTAGGAACCGATTTATTAAATGTTATTCTAAATAACTTAATTAATCAAAATAACTTAATTAATCAAAATAATTTAATGTGGATAAATCCTCAAGAATATGGATCTGGTTTAAAATATTTATTTGAAAACAAACCACATGAACAATTAATATGTTTATTAATGATTCAAAATTATTTAAAAAATATTGAATTTCCAAAAATTCAATATAAAAATAATTCTGAATATTTAATTAGAATAATATTTCAATTATTATTTATTAATGAAATTATTGATGAAGATTCTTATTGGAAATGGTTAGAATATATTAGTAATTCAGATACAATTAATGAATCACTTAAAAATCTATTAATAATTCAAACAACAGAATTTTTTATTATTTTAAAAACTGTTTTTAATGATGAAGATTATTTAGAAGATGATAAAGATGTTGATAATATAAATAATGTAAATATAAATTTAAATTTAAATACAAAATTAGATAATGATGAACAATTAAAAGATAAATTATTAACTATACCAGAAGAACAAGATTATAATTTAGATGATTTATAAAATTATAATTTTTAAATTATATTAATATTATTTTTTAATTTTTTTACAATATTTCTATTAAGATTACTAAAATTAAAAGTGCTGTTTTTTAATAAAATTTCTTTAAATTTATAATACAAATCATAATTTAGTTTTTCTTTTTTATCAATAATATTATTATTAATTATATTTTCATAATCATGAGAAAAATTATATTGATCACTTATTATTTGATTTTGATTATAAAAATTTTTACTTAAACTATTGTTTTTCATAAGAATTTTTGCAGTTTTAAAAAAATATAAACCTATAGCAATATCAACCAAATTCATATTATTATATAAAATATTTGAATTTATATCAAATTTTAATAATTCTTCCACTATAATGTAATATCCACAAAATACAGAATAAATTAAGGCTATTTCTAATTGTTTTTTACTTGGTTTAATTATTTTTTTATTAATAATATAATTAATTAATTTATTAGTTTCAGTTTGCATTTTTGTTTCTGAAATACAGTCTAATATAATTGTTTTTTTATTCCAATTATTATTTTTTAAATTTTTTTCTATAATTTCTAATAATATATTTTTATCTGATAATTTTATATCTGTATTAGTTAATTCTGCCCCTCCTTTTAATATATTATTTTTTTTTTCATTATTTTTTAATTCAATATATTTTAATTTATATTTTAAATATTTATTTTTATAATTTTTCATAATAATTATAATTACAAAATAATAAAAAATATTTTTATAATTAATATATTTTAAATTTCATAGTTTTATATTTTAAACAATAAAACGTTTTAAACATTGTAAAGCATTATTTATATTATTTTTTTGTTCTTTGTTTAACCATCCTTGTTGAATTAATATAGGTAGTAAGTTATTAGAACAATATAATGATAGTAAAGACTTGTTGAGTGTTGGTAATGAAATTAATTGATTTTCAGAACAATCTAATCCTTGTAAAGATTGGTTGAGTGCTGGCAACAAAGTTAATTGATTACTAGAACAATCTAACATTTGTAAAGATTGGTTAAGTGCTGGCAATGAAGTTAATTGATTGTAACAACAATCTAATCCTTGTAAAGACTAATTTAGTGGTGGCAATAAAGTCAATTTATTGTAAGAACAATTTAATATTTTTAAAGACAAGTTGAATGCTGGCAATGAAGTTAATTGATTTTTCTGACAATATAATTCTTGTAAAGATTGGTTAAGTATTGGCAATAAGGTTAATTGATTTTGATAATAATATAATATTTGTAAAGATTGGTTGAGTGCTGGCAATGAGATTAATTGATTGTTCTCACAATATAATTCTTGTAAAGATTTGTTAAGTGATGGCAATAAGGTTAATTTATTTTCAGAACAATCTAATCCTTGTAAAGACTGGTTGAGTGTTGGCAATATAGTTAATTGATTACTAGAACAATCTAATATTTGTAAAGACTGATTAAGTGCTGGTAATGAAGTTAATTTATTGTAATGACATCCTAATATTTGTAAAGACTGATTGAGTGCTGGTAATGAGGTTAATTGATTACCAGAACAATTTAATATTTTAAGTTTATGAAAGCGATCTAATGATGGTAGATAAGTAAGAAATTTATTTGAAACATCCATTGTTTCAACATCATCTGGTAAAGAGTTTAAATATTCTTCGATATTAAAAGTTGACATATTTAATAATCTAATATATTTAAAATAATAAAGATTTAAATTTTTTATAATTATAATATTTACCTTTATTTGATTTACTTTTTTTAAATGTTTATAATATAATATATATATTATAAATAAAAAAAAAACATAAAAATCAAAAATTAAAAGCTAAAAATAAACTTGTTGTTAATTCTATATATGAAAATATTAAAAATAAACATAAAAGTTTATATGA